CATGGAACGGGGGTCAGGTACTTCATTGTTAATCATGCCTACAGTCGAACTTCGTCAACGGGTCCGTGAACAGCAAGCTGCTCGTCGTGAGCAGAATCTGAAGTATCGCGGCGTTTCTTATATCAAAAAAACAATCAATGTAGATGGCATTCAGATCCGGGTTGGAGGAGAAGGTTGCTGATCTTCTCGTAGACCTAGGTGTCAAGTATGAATACGAAAGCACCAAGATCCCATATGTAATCCATCATTCCTATACGCCAGACTTCGTTCTTCCAAACGGGGTCTGGTTGGAATGTAAAGGATATTGGGATGTAGCTGATCGTCGTAAGGTAAAAGCTGTTAAAGAACAGAATCCTGAGATTGATTTGCGTATGGTCTTTCAAGCTCCATATAACACTATCACTAAAAAATCAAAGACAACGTACGCCAAGTACTGCGAAAAGCTTGGCATTCCTTGGTCCTCATGGGCTAACATTCCACTCGATTGGCTCACATGACAAGCGAGTTTGTAAGACACGTACCATGTGAAGAATGTGGTTCATCTGATGGCAACAGCTTGTACACAGATGGCCACACCTTTTGTTTTGTTTGTCACACTTGGAAAAGTGGAGACAACAATGTTCACAATCACACACCTACCACCTATGTACACCGAATGGATCCAAGAGGATTTCCCAGACGACTGTCTAAACGAGGAATCAGTGAACGAATATGTGAAGAATACGGAATCCATGCCGATGGAGAACTCCTATGCTTCCATTATCGAGACAGTACTGGAAGACTTATTGGAATAAAGACAAAGACTAAAGATAAGCAGTTTAGATATGAAGGGGAGACAGACGGCTGTTTCTTTGGCCAACACTTATTCCGTAAAGCAGGTAAACAAGTTGTTATTACGGAAGGTGAGCTTGATGCTGCTACGTGCAGGGAGGCATTACCCACATGGGAGATGGTCTCACTACCGTCCGGTGCGGCCGCGGCCAAAAAATCAATCCAAAAAAATTTGGAGTGGTTACAAAACTGGAAAGAGATCGTACTGTTCTTCGATAATGACGATGCAGGCCGTAAGGCAACGCAGGAAGCGGCAAGCGTACTACCACCTGGCAAGGTCAAGATCGCTGACCTCAAAGGCTATAAGGACGCTTCAGACGCCGCTCAGGACGGCAACTTGCAGGCGGTTAGAGAGGCTATTTGGAATGCTGAGTCATACCGACCTGACGGGATTGTCGATGGTAAGTCTCTACTTTCACTTGTAATAGAACCACAACAACCTTGCGCTTATGATTATCCATTCAGCGGATTACAGGCAAAGCTACACGGAATCCGATACGGAGAACTTGTCACAGTTACTGCGGGAAGCGGTATTGGCAAGTCCTCATTCTGCCGGGACATTGCAACTCGTTTACTTCAAAAAGGAGCACGAGTTGGTTACTTGGCTTTGGAGGAATCGAATCGAAGGACTGCCATTGGATTGATGTCAGCAGCCTGTGGTAAAGCATTCCACTTAGGCACACATACACATGAAGAACTATCGGCTGCATTCGATCAGACGCTGGCTAATTGGAATCTCTTTCTGTTTGATGGCTTTGGGAGTTATGACCCTGATGTTATTTATAACAGGATTGAGTATCTGGCATCTGGCCTCGACTGCAAAATTATCTTCCTTGATCATCTTTCCATCCTGCTTAGTGGTTTGGATGGCGATGAAAGACGGATGATAGATACAACAATGACACGCTTACGTTCACTTGTAGAACGTACAGGAATCTCGCTGTTCCTTGTGTCCCACCTACGAAGACCACAAGGAGACAAAGGCCACGAAGATGGAGCAACAGTATCACTTGGACAACTGCGAGGTAGTCATTCAATTGCACAAATATCTGACGCAGTTATTGGACTCGAACGGAATCAGCAGAGCGGATCTGAACACGCTGATACAACTGTGCGAATCATCAAGAATCGCTATTCAGGGGAAACTGGCGTCGCGGGAACGTTGATTTACGACAAAGACACTTGCAGATTTAATGAGCAACAACAATTCGATCCTAAAGCAGATTTTTAAAGCTGAACAAGAGGCTTACTTGAAGAAGCCAAACCCTCCTACTGAAGAGATGGTAAGGAGAGCACAATTTAAAGACAAAACCTACATTTGGAAACATGCTGGTGTTCGACTTGGAGACGGACGGTCTCCTCAATGATGTTACCTGCATTCACTGTTTGGTCATCTACGATTCTGAGGCTGACGAAACTTATGTCTACAACGACAAGGGTTCTGAAGAACCGATTGTCCGTGGCGTCCAACTACTAGAAGATGCTGAGGTTATATGTGGTCACAATGTGATCTCATATGACATACCAGTAATCGAAAAAATTTATCCTTGGTTTATACCTACTGCGATAGTTATTGACACGTTGCTGTTGTCACGTTTGTATCACGCAGACATGATGGCAGTTGACCAAAAGAGAAACATTCCACGTATGCCACCACAGTTATACGGCAGACATTCTCTTGAGTCATATGGCTACAGGTTAGGTGAATACAAAGGGTGCTTTGGTAAGACCACAGATTGGAAAGAGTGGTCACAAGAAATGCAGGACTACTGCATACAAGATGTAAACGTTACTAAAAAACTATGCGAGCACTTCCACCCTTACCTGAGTGGGTCGCACTAGAGCACAAGGTAGCAACCATACTTGCTAAACAAGAACAACATGGCTGGTATTTCGATGAGCGGTCTGCATGGCAACTTGCATCGACTCTCCAACAAGAACTTCAAGATATTGAAGAAGTACTTCGGAAACAACACCCTTACGTCGCAGGAAATGAATTCACTCCAAAGCGAAATAACTCGACTAGCGGCTACATCGAAGGAGCGTCCTTCACGCGACTCAAAGAACTAAACCCAACATCAAGGGATCACATCTCATGGATATTGCAGACGCATTATGGTTGGAAGCCAACACAGAAGACACGTACTGGGAAGCCTATCGTAGACGAAGTTATTCTGACCGAGATTGGATCAGAGATTTCTATGATGTTTGCGAGATGTTTGACGGTAACGAAAATGCTTGGGATGCTGTCGAACGGCGTGAACGCATGGCTGAAGCTGAGTACGAATAACAGAATTTATCACCACTGCTCTATCGCTACAGCTACACATCGTTGTGCTCATCGTAAACCGAACCTTGCACAAGTTCCTAGTGATGCTGAGTTTAGAAAGCTATTCACAGCCACACCTGGACAGGTGATGGTTGGTGCCGACCTAAGTGGTATCGAGCTTAGAATGCTGGCGCATTATTTGTCTCGTTACGACTCACACTTTGCAGATACACTTCTGAACGGAGACATACACCAATCTAATGCGGACAAGGTGGGTGTGACAAGACGGCAGATCAAGACAATTACCTACGCTTGGTGCTATGGAGCAGGTGATGAAAAGATCGGCCACAGTTATGACCCACAGTTGTCATCTGCTAAGGCAAAAAAGAAAGGTAAAGAGATCCGTCAAGCTTTTGTTGATGCCATCCCTGGCATGTCAGATCTTCTACAAGCAATTGATGTAGCTGCTAAGCGCGGGTCAGTGCGGTCTATTGATGGTCGTGTGATCACTCTAGACAGTCCACACAAAGCATTGAACTTTCTTTTGCAGTCATCTGCGGGTGTTATTAGCCGCAGGTGGATTGCTATCACCCACGATAATTTAAATGATTTACAAATTTGTGCTTCTCAGCTCGCTTATATTCATGACGAGCTGCAGTTTGAATCCTCTCCAGAACATTCAGAACAGCTCGCAAGAGTCCTTGAACTCAGTGCAGCAGAAGCTGGAGAATACTATTCCCTCCGTGTCCCCATCGCAGCTGAATCCAAAGTCGGCGCTAACTGGTCGGAGGTTCATTGAATGAAGTTATTGGTAGACGCAGACTTTATTGTCTATAAGTCTTGCGCTGCCGCTGAAACAGAAATTGATTGGGGTGACGATGTCATCCTTGTGACAAGTAAGTTTAGCGATGCGTACAACAATGTTCTAAAAGAACTACATAAAATCAGAGATCAATTCCTTTGGGATTCACCAGAACTGATCTTGTTCTTTAGTGACTCAAAGAATTTTAGAAAGAAAATTTTTCCTGCTTACAAAGGTCATCGAAATCGTAAGAAGCCCTGTGGGTATCGAAGAGTCATCGAAGAACTTAAAAAAGAATACAACGTCATCAGGATGCCAGAACTGGAAGCAGATGATGCTATGGGTATTTATGCGACAGCTAATCCTGGCAACATCATTGTTAGTCCTGACAAAGACATGCGCCAGATTCCTGGTCGTGTCTACAACCTAGACGAAACGATTCACGTCACACCAGAGGAAGGTGCTAGGTGGCATCTAATCCAGACATTAGCAGGTGATCAAACAGATGGTTACAGCGGTGTACCTGGCATTGGTGTGAAACGTGCAGTGGCTTTGTTTGAATCAGATGGTTACAGCTGGGAGACAGTTGTCAAAACTTTTGCAAGCAAGGAACTCGATGAGGATGCTGCATTGATGAACGCACGTCTTGCACGAATCCTTACATGTAATGACTATGACATCACAAACAAACAAGTCATACCTTGGACCCCCACCCCCGGTTACAGAGCTGACGGTGGAGCAGGAGTTCAAGATGAGACGGCTGACGGATCTGCTGCCGAAAGCTGACAAGAAAGATATTGTTACTGTCTACTTAGCTTTGCAAAAACAAAACTTTGTTCTTGCTAATACCGTAAGCAACCTTATTAAACAATGGCCAAATCACCCACACACTACACACGAGGAGACATAGAGGTCTGGGATTTTATCCGAGACCAAGGTCTCAACTATTTCAGAGGCAATGCTATTAAATATATTTGCAGAGCCGGTTTCAAAAGTACTAACACAGAGATCGAAGACCTTCAGAAAGCTATCCATTATCTTGAGAATGAACTACAACATGCATTGTCGCAGTCAGAGTCTGCAAGAACAAGCACAACAATTCCGAACTGCTTATGGGATGAAGAATGGGATTGGGATGCGGACTATGCAACGGGATTTGATCGATGAAGAATTCAAGGAATTCATCTATGCATGTGAGAATGAGGGTTACGAACAAGAGCTAAAAGAACTAGCTGACCTTGTTTATGTCTGCTTTCAATATTCAGAGAACATGGAATGGGATCTAGAAGAAGCTTTGTTCCGTGTCCATAAATCCAACATGTCCAAGCTTGGTTTGGACGGTAAACCTATCCGTCGTGCTGACGGAAAGATCCTCAAGGGTCCTAATTACGAACCACCCCACTTGAAAGATATTGTCGATGGCTGAATTGATTAGTCGCACTGGTCGTGTACAGAGTTGGATTGACGATCCAACAGGACGGCTGCCTGTTAGCTGCACCGTCTTTGTTGTTGAAAACGAAATGGAGGGACCAAATGGAATCGAAGCGTCTTGGAGATTTGCGTCTCACGCTTTACGAAACGGCGCAGGAGTTGCTATCCATCTATCGAGACTCGACCCCAAAGGATACGAGAGAGCGTCTGGCGTCGTTGCGAGTGGTCCTGTTTCATTTGGACGAATCTACTCGGCTCTTAACGAAACTCTCCGCAGAGGTGGGAAGTACAAGAACGGAGCAATAGTCCTTCACCTAGATGCAAACCATGCTGACTTGGTTGAGTTCATTAACACACCACGTCATGTACTTCCTTGGGTTAAGCGTTGTGTAGATGTATGTGATGACTGGTGGAACGAGCTGACACCAAGAGTCAAAGAGAATGTACTCCTTGCTATGAAGCGTGGTGACGTATGGCTCAACAAAGTTAAGTATGACAAAGATGGAAATCGGATCTACGGAAACGTCTGCCTGGAAGTTTACCTGCCCTCACGCGGAACATGTTTGCTTGAACACATCAATCTTGCTGCCTGTGAGTTCGACACAATCCCGCGAGCTTTCGTTGAGGGTATGCAGGAATTGTGCTCCCTCCACAGTCGCACTGGCGTTGGTGATTCAGGAGAATATCTCCCTCCAGAACGTGACCGACAAGTCGGACTGGGAATGCTTGGACTCGCTAATCTCCTCGGACGATACGGAATAAGTTACAAACAATTCGGTGATGCTCTTGAGCAATTCACCTCAGGTGAAGTCAAGGCTTCCCCTGCCTACGAGCTGGCCTCCCAGCTTGCTGCTGGCATCGAGCAAGCGGCGTCCATCGCTAGGCAACACAATATGGTCAGAGCGTTTGCAATCGCTCCCACAGCGTCTTGTAGCTACCGCTCACAAAGCATTGATGGGTTTACTGCAACGCCTGAGATCGCACCACCAATTGCACGTACTGTTGACCGTGACAGTGGTACGTTTGGTGTACAGACATATGACTACGGAAACGTAGAGATTGCTTCTGCTGTCGGCTGGGAAGCATTCAAGAAAGTTGCCGACAACATTATGATTTTGTTGGATAGGACTGGACTTCTTCATGGATACTCTTTGAACTGGTGGTCAGATGTGGTCACCATGGATGAGAGCTTTATCGAAGAGTGGCTGAAATCGCCCCAGACTTCCCTCTACTACTCCCTTCAAGTGATGGGTGACGTACAGGACAAGTCAAGCGCATATGCTGCTTTGGATGAACTGGAAGTCAACGATTACTTGGAGGATCTTTTAAACGAACCTCAATGTGATTGCCAAGAATGAACCCTTATCAGAAACTACTCAATCGTAAACGTAAATGGACACCTGTCCAAGTCGAAGCAGGCAAAGTAAAGGATGGTGCGGAAGATGTTATCTATCGTGCTCTTGCTTTGCGTCATATGGAACTACCTGTAGGTGACTTTATTAAAGATGCACTCGCTACTGAAGTACCAGAGATCGCGCGTGATCTCCTTTTGTCTAATGTCACAGACGAAGAGAACCACGACGTTGCACTCGGTTACATTGCCAAGGCTTACGGCGTTGATGAAAAGGCTGAAGCCGAGGCACTCAAACTACGACAAGCTTGGATTGCACATCCAGATCATACGATCACCAAAGCAATGGTTGCCGAACGTGCAATCTTCTTTGTACTCTTGCCGCTATTTCGCTTTACAGGTGACGCTGGCATGAGGACTACCTCTGCTGATATTAGTCGTGACGAACAAATTCATGTGGCTACCAATAGTCTGGTTCATAGTGAGCTGGGGTATAACATCAGTCCTTCTCTTGATAAGCTCCGCAAGGCGACTATCAATTGGGTGATGCAACCGCTTGGTAATAGCCAAGATAAATATTTGAACAAACAATTCTGGCTGTCATCTAGTGACCGCTTGATGTACGAAGGTAAAGCACCTGAGCTTGCCGACACTAAGGCTGCACGTATGCCTGCATTCTTTGAACACAGTAATGTCAATCTCCCCCAATATGCTTGAGGTCTTCGGAATGGAAGCCCGAGCTGTACTAACTGAAATGGAGGACCGGTTTCCACCGGTCACTCCTTCTCCAGAAGATTCAATTGAAAAGATCATGTACCGCTCTGGCCAACGTTCAGTTGTGGAGTGGTTAGTAAACCGACTTGAGGACAACGATGGCTAAGTTAAATAAAAAATATTCAGAACTTAATGAAAAGGCAAAGAAAAATCTAATAGAAAAATATGGCAGCAAAGCAAAAGCAGTGGCTTCACATTCTGCTGCACGTACATTAGAAGGTAAAAAGAATAATCCTTACCCATCAAAGGATGAAAAAAAAGCTGCTCTTCAAATAGTAGCCAGTGACGATAATAAGATTGGTAAAGGTGAGGCAAACAAACTTTTGCAGATGGGTATCAAGCCTAAAACTATTAACAAATTTGTTAAGTCTAACTCAGAG